TTTGGATGCGGATGCACGCGGATTCAGGGAGGCTACGAGCGAGTTGAAGGCGGGCGCTGATGCTGCAAAGTATTTGCGTGAGGTCGGCGAATACGGTGACGACACGATCTATTTCCCCTTGAACAAAGAATACGTGAATGAAAGGCTCCTTGACGAAGGGTTCCAGCAGGGGTTCAGTGCGTTCGGGGTGAAGAGTCAGGGGCCGTCGGAAATAGTTGAGTCGATGGTCGCTGTTGACAAGTTCTATGCGCAGGGCGGGTTCGCTACATTCCTGAAGCATTACGACAAGGTTTACAATCTGCTCAAGGGTTACATGATTATGAAGCCCGGATTCCACATGCGGAACTATTTCTCTGCCGTCTTTATGAACTATCTGGATGGCGTGAAGATGTCTAGTTACCGCCGGTTCCAGAACGCGTATTGGAACAACGAGTACGACAAGGCTGTGGCAATGGAACTGCCTAAACGTGCGGAGAACATGAAGAAGGCGATGAAGTTGCGTGGTGTCCGTTCGGCGTCCGCTGAGGACATGGACATTATTCGCAGGTTGGATGCGGAAGGTTTGGTTGGTGGCGCGCAGGGCCAGATCGGCACAGAGCAGGTCATGGGTGAAGAGCGCGTGGGTGGAACTTTGGCGAAAGCCTTTCAGGCGATCAATCCCCTCAGCAGCCGCAACGCCCCGTTGCGTCTGTCTAGGAGTGCCGGTATTGGCACGGAAACCTATGTACGCGGCGTAATGGCGTTTGATTCGTTGGCGCGTGGTGATCTGGCTAGTGAGGCGTTTGAGCGGGTAATGAAGTTCCACTTCGATTACTCCGATCTGTCACGATTCGAAGCGCAGGGCATCAAGCGGGTTGTGCCGTTCTATACGTGGACGCGAAAGAATCTGCCATTGATGATTGAGCAGTTCGGTAAGCGCCCCGAGGTGTTCAACCAGTACAACATTCTGAAGGCGAACATTGAGGGCGGCAGCGAAGGTTTACCCGGAGCGGACGCTCCTGTTCCTCCGTGGATGATTCGGCAGGCTGGGATTCGGCTGCCGTTCAAATACGAGGGTGAATACATGCATGTGTTGCCGGATCTGCCATTCAAGACGCCGTTGGAAATGTTGGGTCCGTTGACGAAACCGGGCGATACTCCTGCGCAAAGGATTGAGGCAGCGTTGAGCGTGTTGACGACACAGTTGACACCGTTTGTGAAGACGCCGATTGAGTGGACGACCCGACGTAACTTGTGGAAGGGCTACAACTTTGACGGACGCATGGGGCAGGTGCCGACCGTGTATGCGAAGGTTCCGTTACTCATGCCGTTGTTGGAACAGATGGACATGGCGCACAAGAACGAGGCGGGCATCTGGTTGATGCGCGACTATGACCTGCATTCGATGGCTACGATGTTGCCGACGTTCGCTGATGCGCGAAGGTTGTTCCCTTCGGAAGAGCGGTACCAGCAGCGCATTTTGTCTACATGGATGTCGTTTGTGTTTGGTTTGGGTCTTCGCACGAACACTAAGGCCGAGCAGCAACGCACGAAGGAATCCATCATGTATGAGTTGCGATCTGAGCGGTCGGAACAACGCCGCCGGGCACGTGTTGGTCTGAACCCGTAGGGACAGGGTACCCTTAGGGTATGCAGTACGTTGCTCGCGCCGAATGGGGCGCATTGGACACAGGGAAGCGCCTGAAGGACTTCTGGCGCCCAATGCAGGGGATTGTCGTCCATCACACTACGGGGCCGTCACACGGCCCGTGGGACCGTGTGAGGGGACATGACAGGTACCATGTGGAATCCCGTGGTTGGGATTCCATCGCATACAACTGGCTTGTGTCCGGGGAAACGGGAGAAATATTTGAGGGACGCGGGTGGAAGCGTGGCGCTGCCACCCGTGGTTGGAACTCTAAGACAATCTCCGTTGCATACATCGGAGATTCCGATGATGCTCTAACGGATCGCGGTAAGGAAAGCATCCTGACCGCTGTCGGGGCAGCACGCGAGCGTTACGGTGACCACCTTTGGGTGAAGTGTCACAAAGACTTCTCGCCAACTACCTGCCCCGGCACAACTCTGACCGAATGGGTGAATGCCGGTATGACTACCGGGCAGCCCCATACGAATAGGATTGTCGATTGGGGGGCGATTCTTCGTTATATCACGGAGGCGGGTTTGGCTTACGTAATAGATCGACCTATCAAGCGAGGCTCTACGGGAAAGTGGGTTTCGATTGCGCAACAGAAACTGAATGACCGGATCAACGCAGGTTTGAAGGTTGACGGCATTTACGGGAAGAAGTCTGTGGCCGCATGCAAGCGGTTCCAGTCACAGTTCGCTATGAAAGTCAACGGAATCGTTGACGAACACACATGGAAGGTATTGTGGACAGCATGATGAACATGATCGAACGAGCAGGATGGACTTTCGTACAGGCTTTCTTAGCCGTGTTCGTAGTCGGAGATCAGGGAACCCTAAAGGTTGCCGTTATCGCAGGTGTGGCTGCCGGTTTGTCGGTGGTAAAGACCTACGCGAAGGAACGCAAGGGCTGATGGAAGAAGCCGGAGAAGCCGAAGCGTTCGAAAAGTTTCAGGACGAGTACGGCTATCTGGCGACAGAAATCTATCAGGACTTGAAACAGACCTCACACATCTTGGACATCGAAGACAGCAACCACGCTAAATGGCATGAGGCGGATCTAGGCGTTCTGCTTGTGTTGCCGTACGAGCATGTGATGGCATTTGCGCACGAAAGTCTTTCAAATGATTTCGAGAATAGCCCTGTACACAATCACGTGTTTGCAACTATTAGCACATTGATTATGAACTCATTCGAGGCTATGGAAGATGGTTAGTCCGACAAATAGTCATCTATTGTCGGGTTATTTTCGAGCGCAACCCTGAGTTTAGTGAGTATTTTATCACGGTAACGTGCAACGGTTGTCTTTGGGATCCCAATGGCACGTTGGACTTCACGCAGGCTCAAGCGTTCGAATAGGAGCGCATTGAGTAGCCATGCTTCTTCTTCGTTGAGGACGCTCAACGAGTCCAGAACCACCTCTTGCAGAGCGGCGCGTTCCTGTTGGGAACGCTCCGGTTCGTTCGGCCCTGCCTCTTGAAGAGCGGCCAGTTCTGTCAGGGGTACGTGTTCTCCACGCCCAGAGCGTGTCGCTGGGGCATGTTCCTCTAAGGGGTCAAACGGAAACTCTTTCTTCATTCACCCCAGCATACGTCATGGGAGAGTTCAGATACTCTTCTGCGATAACGTGCGTGTTCTTGGCGTCGTAACCGGAAGGTTCACCCTTCTCCCACGCTTCGTCGTGGTCGATCCATCCGAGAATCTCTACCGCACGGAACTCTGGCGCAACCGGTCTAACCACAAATAGAACCAAGCCCTGCCCTAGTTGCCTGCGTCGCACCGCAGCACTACTGGTCGTTCGTACGCGTCTAACTTCAATGTTGCGTCCGACATCAGCCATGCCTTTGAACTCTTCGTGACGGTTGCCGGGCCATACGTGTCCGCCCCAATACTGATTGGTCAGTCTCGCAACGGCCAACTCGCCCGCGCATGCAGCGGCCTGCGCCGTGCGGTCGTCTTCCATGCGTTTCTTGTCATAGTGGCGGGCGTCAGCCTTACCCCAGTTCTCAATGTACCGACGGGCGCCTACATGCAAGGCCCATTCGTATTCCCACGGGTGCAGTTCTACAAGAATCATTCTTTGACCGCTTTCACCTGCACCACAAGACGGTCGTTTGGGATTATCCCCGCACGTTGGCATCCATCTAGGCACAGTTTGATGTAGTTGTCCAAGTCTCCCCGCAAGGGAGTATGCCACTCTTCTATCGCCCGGATGGTGATGTACGTTGCTTCTGCGCTAAACGTCATCTCCACCGCAACCGGTCCCTCAAAGACCGGCGGGTTATCATCAACCGCTTGAGCGTATGCACGCTCCGCTTCCACAGTTTCTTTGGGGGTGTAAACGCGACCTTTCCGCGACATTCGGGGACGACCCTTGGGCTGTGGCCTGCCCGGAACGATGAACGTGAACTCATCTGGTGGCTTTGCGTTCGGCGTCGGTGACGAGTCTGTCGATTTGCCTTTCGCAGTCTTGCCTGCCCGTGAACTTCGGCCCGTCATCGTACCAACTCCCTAGTCGTGAATCTAAGTCTTTAGTCCACGATAGAACATCGGTGCGAGTGTAGCCGGTTTCAAACATGGCGCGAGCGAACCGGTTCAGGAAGCCGTGGCGACCTTTGCCTGCACCGTGCCCACCCTTGTAGTACGGAACGGGACCGTTCTTGAACATCTCCGACGGCAGCCCACGCAAGCGTGTGCCGTCTACGGTCATCAACGGTTCCTTGCTGTAGTCCCGTTTCGGAGGCAGATCCAAGACCACTGGGACCGGATCCTTGTACAAAGCGGCGGCACGATCCAAGTTCGCTGTAGGCGTTCTATCCTTTTCTGCCGCCCAAAGAAAGCCGTCCAGATCCAACGATTCCTCATCGGTTTCGCTGTAACTACTGCTATCTACGACCACCTGTCGATGCTTCGGGCGCTTCCCGCCATATGGTAAACGCATGTAGTTGCCGGGAGGACCAGCCAAAGAATCCTGCTTCGGATACACCGCATCATATTTGGCTTCTGCCAGATCCAATGCAGCGTGCATCGCACGACGGATCACTGAAGCACGAACCCATTCTTGACAGAAGATCCACAAGTGGTAGCCCTTGCTGCGTGATCTTTCGGGCCACGCTTTGATGTCCATGGCACGCAGGATTGTTTGAGTGTTGCGGGCAATGACCAGAGAGTCTTCGCCTTCGTCTATGTCGATGGACCCCCACCTGCACATCCACAGGTCCGGGTCCATCTCCACGTAATAACGGTTATTCTCTGGCCCTTCCGTCCACGAATCAGGACCACCTCGTGTGAAGTGAGGGTCGTAGACCATCGGGTAAATACCGATCATCTCTTCGCCTGAAAGGTGCTTCTCCCACATGGCGTCAACGTCTGCCCACCGGCAGCCGCCTTCGTCGGTCCCATAGGCAAGAGGAAAACCTAGGAACAGGTCACGGAATGAAATGATCGCGTCTTCATTCATCGTCATCGTCCATTTGCAACTGTTCCCAAACGATGCCGGGTTCCAGCAAACGTCCACTCTTGTCGATGGTCAGGTTTACCTCTGCTTTCTCACCATCACCGGATTTGTTCTTCCACAGGCCAGCACTTATTTCATCCTCGTAGTGCTTGCGTTCCTCTTCATCCATGTTGGTGTCATCCCACCTGCGCCACGTTTCGATCAGGAAGTGGCTTTCGCTGGTAGATGCGTAACGTCCGGCTTCGATCCCACCGGCACGGCCACGGTTCCCTGAACCCCGGCCAGACTGATGCAGAATCACGCCTACACAACGCCAGTCCGACACCAACTGCTTGAACGATTCGATCTTGGCTTGCACGCTGGCTGCATCGCCAGCGCCCCCGCCCCGGATCAACTCCAAGTAGTCGTAGACCAGAACCTCAGGTCGTTGCCCTTCCCACAGTTCCACGGAAGCAATCCGCATTGCTTTGTCGATGTCATCGACGGACATGCCGGTGGATTCAAAGTGCAAGTTGGTTTCATCACGCATGAGTTGTTCAACACGTTCCCATGCCCGCCCATCCTCACGAATGAGGCGGTTGATCCAATCCTTCTGGTCGATCTGCATACGTATGGCTGCGTATCGGCCCCAGAACATTGTTTCGGTTTCGTCTGGACTGACCCACAGGGTGCGATGGTGACGATTGCGAGCCACCATGTTCAGCGCCAGCAGCGTCTTGCCTGTATGCGATCTACCAATGATCGTTACAAGTTGTCCGCCACGGGCGCCACCCAAGGTGGCTTCATCGAATACCCGCACACCGAATGACCACTCGCTGCCAGAACGCAGGTCGTGGCGCATCCGCCTGACCTGTTCCTTCTTAGGCGTGAAGAGTCTCTGTAGGTCTGCTGGTGAAATGCCCTCTATTTGTGCTGGAGGCTCCGAAGGCGGAGGGGCCGGAGCAGGGTCTTTCCCCGCTCCGGCCACACGCTTGAGTGCTTCCTCCAGACTGAGTTCCTCAGGCACTTACCTGACTCAGCCAGTTGTGGGGATCAATCGGATCGGGCCGGTCGCCCCATCCGAAGCCGCCCTTGAGTTTCACCAATGCGGCAAAGTACCCGCTCTTATTGGCGAGAGGATGATTGCCCTCTCCGGTTCCCAAGAAGGGAACCCCATCGTTACCCATGCACACGGACCTCTTGACCTTGAAGTCTCCTAGCCCGCATTTGCCGTTCTTCGTTACCGGGATTTCCTTCCCACGCAAGGCTTCAGCCCAGTAGTTGTCGGGGAACGTACGCTTGCCATCGGCGAACAACTTGCGGATGGCCTGATTGCACAGGAACATGGACTGCTGCCCGGCGTATTCAACACCGGCAACCTTCTCAGCGTTCCAGATTGCAAGTATCTGCGTGTATTCCTCATCGTCTACGTACTTTGACTGCATGCCATCCGTACGGGAGGGTGTAGCGGCTGTGGCTGCGGGGAATGCAGCCTGCACCATGTCAACCGCCTGATCCACGATGTCTGGTGCTACTGCGATTTCCGCACCCACCAAACCCTTTTCCTCGCTGACCGTCGATGGGTTCAGAATGCTTACGCCTACAAGGCTGTCCTTGAGTTTGGGCAGTTCCTTTGCGAGCGCCTGAGCGTTCTCAATAGCCATCGTGACGGCTACACCGTCGGGGTCGTTGCCAACCTCTGCAACAGCGAGTTCTACCGCTGCCTTGAGGATGACCTGTGCTTCTATGCTGGCCCGCTCGTGCGGGCTCATTGGCGTCCAAGCCATATTATGTGCCTCCTAATGTTGCACCTTTGCACCGTGCGAAACTTTCGCACCATTTATCGGAACACCACCAACCGTTGTCACCCAGCGGGTATGGACCCGTTTGGGTTTCCAACAGTCGGCAGAGCGCCAACACCTTTTCACGTAGCCAGTCGAAATGTTGCTGACCACGCTCTAAGTCCATGCGGCCCACCCCTTTGGGGTGCATGACCGCATATGAGAAGTTGGGGATTCCTAACGCATAGCAGTAGGCGATGGACTGCACATCCCATCGTTCATACTGCCATTTGTCGCGTGAGTAGTCCCTGCCGGGGAACTTCCAGTCCCATAGCCGGTCTGCTTCAACTAGGTCAATCGTGCCTGTCAACCGAACGATTCGTTGATCGTCTTCAATGAGTGGGACATCAAATGTGTGTTCGGTTTGCAGGGGTTTCAGTAGGGGGAATACCTCGTTGTACCAGTTTGTGATCTTTGCAACTCCGGCTTCGTGTGCAGATTGTGGGTTGTAAGAGTTCCACACCTCAATCGTGTCTACGGTTCTTTCCCATTCGTATTCGAAGCCATCCAAGGCTGCTGTCAGATCCATCGGCGCTTCCGAATGGCCTTCGTTTACGTCTATGAGTGAGTTGCAAACGTCTTCTGCAATCGTGTGGCATACCGTGCCCAGCGACGAAGCATCCTTTATGGGTTCGCTTACAAGGCTAAATATGTCGTTGCGCCACCGCTCAAGGCACATGTCTGAGGTCTTCACGGACGATTGACGGACCCACGTGTGGACCCATCTGCCGTCCGCTGCTCTGTGTAACGGGTACTTCTGTTGCATGGTTCTCCCTACCTGTACTTAGTATCGCCCCTCCCCCTTTAGGGGGGAGGGGCGTGTACTTAGTACCCCAGCCTACTCGCTGTTGTCGTCCGGTTCCGACCCCTGAGCGTTACAGTCTTGCGGCTCAGGTTCCAGTTCCGTGTCGTTTGTGTCATTCATGTTACGAAGACGCAAGAGTTCTTTACGGGTGAACGTAGTTTCAAACCCTGTTGGTGTAAGGCTCATTGCTCACGCCTCCTTCAACCATCCTCAGCGCCGGACGTTCAAACACGTATTCCTTCGGCCACAACTCGTTCCAGATGTGCCACATCCGATGCAACGTGTGTAGCCGCTCTTCCACGACGGACGGATTGCAATGACGGAACTCTTGGGACCACTGATGCTCACACTCGCTCTTGAAGTTGTCGTACCTGAGGTCAGCAGTCACCAATGTGAACCAGTTTATGAACAGGTCTATGGGGATTTCCATTCTCCATTCGTAATCTGTGCCAGCACCGTGTAAGCGTTTGCCGGTCCAAAAGTGGCCCCTACACATAACGCCATCCGTGGGGCCAGTCTTTACATAAACACTTTCTCTAGCGCCCTTAGCGAAATCGACAACCCGATTTCGCATGTTGATGAGCGAAACCTCATCACGCGCTCTTACCAATAAATGATCCGGCCTTTCAACCGCCTTATCTACAATCGAATACATACCGTCTAGGGTGGTTAGCCACATGTGCACCTCCTGTGCGTTGGGGAGCGTGAGGGGGCAGGGGTGGAGGGGAGTTACGCCCCCACCCCCTCACGCGAATGGTTAGATTAGAAAGGCTCTTCCACCGTGGGGAAGGGTTCCATCCTCGGGCCATGAGCCTTGAAGGCCAAGACGCTAGGACAGGTACCCGCCACGTAGTGGTTGAATGCCTTGATGTACATTGCGCTCGTCAGACGAGCATCCTTTGTCCAACTGAACGTGCGCTTGACGCCATCCTTGAGCGCCTGCTTCCTCAGCAGCCACGCAGGATTACCCTCCATCTGCGTTGGCTCGCAGATTTCAGCCACAAACTCGTCTGCCTGATTCCAGCCACCGTTGTTTGAGCAAAGCGCATGAGCAGCACCAATGCCTGCCGCTGACATGGGCGCATAGGTACGAACCCTATGTGCCGCACGGGCAGCGACCTCCAACAGATTCTGGTTAGCAAGGATGTAATCCACAAGACGCTTGTTGGACATCGACTTCACGTATTCAGTATTGACATTTACGTCCTGAACGTGATCGTAAGCCATTACACGCCTTGCGATGGCAGGCAGATTCTTGATGTGGTGGATCTGGCGGTCGTTGGACGGGTCGTTAGAGATGATTGTGAGAATGTCCACAATCGAACGCTTACGCCCCATGTCCACAGCCATGATGGTCTGCTCCAATGGAACACCCTCCATGACGGTGAACTCCTGCACCGTTTCGCTTTCCATGATTGCGGAAAGCCGATGCTGCCCATCGGAGAGTCGCCCCTGCTCATCCAAGCGGATTGGATCCCCGATGTTGTGCCAGTCGCCATCCAGCATCGCCACCGCATACTTCAGCACCAACATGGGGCTGATGTTCCGGTTAGGCGCTGCCTTATCAAGCAACAGTCGGGCCTCTCTGGGCCCAATAAACTCTACCGAAGTAGACGGGGCACGAATCCCGGTACGTGCATTGTTACTCATGCTTTCCTCCTGCATGGGTTGAGAATGGTGTGCGTTGTTTGCGCAGCCGCACCCCTGCGGGCAGCCGGAGGTTGGGAGGTTTCAAGAAACCCCCGACCGCCAGTCTCCGGCAACCTATTACCTAGAAGGGCTCTTCCGCGAGGACGAGATCCATCAGGTACCGTTCGGCAGCATCAGCAATCGGCGTCTTGCCATCCAACGCCTTCGTGAGTGACCGCTGCAACGACTTCTCGTCGCTCTTGCCACCCGTGTTGATCCGATGCTGTTCTGCACCTTGTATGGCATTGTATGCGTTCCACATCGTGGAAGCCTCGTGATCGGTTTTCTCGTCACGCCAACTACTGTTGCAGGCAGTTCGCTTGTTCTGCCAAGCAATCTCAGTCTTGTGATGCGCCTCATGGTCAGGCGCCGGAAGGATCTGATCCAACATCTGCATGAACATGAAGTCCGTGAACTCCTGATCCTGCATGACCTGAGCCATCTGCTTCAGCGTCTGCCCCTGAGCCATCGACATCTCCACCACGCTTGACCGCATGGTCAGCAGGTTGTCGTGGTTCTTCGTGGCACGCACCCCGATCAACTGGCCGACGTTCCCAAGCATGTTCTCGCAAGAGAGGCGCCGGGTCACAGGAATGATCTCCGTCTTCCACGTTCCGTTCAACGACATGCGAGTGTAGATGTACG